TGTCAGCTTTCGCGCCGATTTCTTTGTTCCCAAGTATAAGTTTAGATGAGATACTAGATATAGAGTTTCATCTTAGTTTGAATTTACACATACCTTATTTCGATAGCATGGATTTTTATTATCTCCTATGTATATATCTATATTTAGTTTTAAACCTAAAATCCATTTATCCAATTTTCATCAACACCTTCGTCGTAAAAAATTGGTCTATCATCCTCTATCTTATATTTATCGGATATATCTTTTCTGGAAATATTGTTATCGTCTTTATCATAAAAAGGTGTGGTTAGATAATACAACGCCCATATCAAACTAGTAACACAGTCGTCATTATCATTTTGACCAGCCGCATGAAATACGTTAGGAGATACTTCCTCATATCTTGATAACTCATATAAAGTTCTACTATCATTAATCTGAACATAACCATTCTCGACATATTTTTTCAATAATAAGTTTCCAGCTAATTTTGTTTTTTTAGTAGAACGTATTCCTAATCCCTTTCCGTCACAGTTTACTATTCTGTCACATTCATAATCATACCAGATCTCATCAGCTACTTCCTGGCCAACATCATTATTTTCAACCATCATATATGCGTTGTTATAATAATCAGATACTCCTATACATACTTGAGCAAAATCATCTGGAGATATTAAATTATTTCTATACACAGCTACTTGTTCAACATCTCTTTCTCCATTTATCTTCAATACTTGTATAACAGAATAATCATTTCCTCCGCCCTTTGCCGAGTCTACTCCCATAATATAAAAATCATTCGGAGTAGGTTCCTCGTATATTAACATTGCACCGTTGTATTTCAAAGTGGTTGCAGTCTGTGTTTCTATACGTTCTAACATATCTCCTTCTATAAGAGTGTTGGAAGAACCTAAAAAACGGCAATCGTATTCTTGCAAAAATCTGGCCATACTCCCGCAATCTTTTAATGTATCTTGTTTCCACTTGTCATCTCTATCTGGTCTTTCATACCAAGATATTTTAACAGGATAATAATTATTTTTTCCCATAGTAGCATCTTTGTATATATTATAAAAATGATTCAAACCTTTAGGAGTAGATACCATAATAATTTTAGATTTTTTTCCTGAAGAAATAGTTGGCAATACTGAATTATAAAATTCGTCCCATATATAATCTGCGATGTGCGCCGATTCATCAACGAAAAGAGCGGAAATTGTTTTTCCTCTGATGGAGTTAGATGAAGTAGATGCTGCAAATATCTGTATTCCATTTTCTAAACTTAATGAATTTTTATTCCATCCTGCATCAGAGATACCTTGTTGTAACCAAAGTGGCAAATTAAGATATGCCATTTGTATTTTACTTAAAATATCTTTAGAAGTCTTCTCATTATTTGCTAATATAGCTAAATTTCCTTCTTTATTAAACAAAGCGTAATGTAATAAAAATATAGTCGATACTGTAGTTTTAGACATTTGCCTAGCAGATAATACAACTATGTGTCTTTTTCCATCTGGAGGGTCTATCATAACTTTTAAAAGTTTTTTCTGGAATTCCCACAAAGGAATTTTTTTTCTTCCTTCATCTATTGTCTGTATATAAAAATAATTTTCTGCAAAATATAAAATATCTTCTTGGCATTTTATATATTCATTTATTTGTTCAGCCGTCATTTCTACTTTTTCGCCAGCAGCTCTTAATCCGGGTATATTTTGATAACTCATATTGCATTCTCCTTATCTTTTGGTTCAAACCACCAACCAGCCTCACGATAAGTTTTACCATGATAAGGAATCAAATCTTTATTCTTTTCTCCTTTTATAGCTTGGTCAGATATTTTATTATGACTAAAAACACAACGTTTATATATAGTGTTTGAAAATAATCCCAATTCTTTAGCTGCAATAGAAGATGATGAGAATATACCATACGGTGTTATATAATCTCCTATATACTTGTAATTATCTTTTCCAGTAGTCTTTCCTTTTCTTCCTTCTGATATACTTTTACAATGTTCTTCTGATAATTTCACACCTAGTTTCTTTTCAATAGTCTTTTTTATTTTTTCTGGATTTCTATTTATTTCTAAATTCCATGGATGTGGTTGTCCTTTCAATTTTTCGGATAAATGTTTTTTAAATTTTTCGGATTTTGGTTTTCCTTTATTACCACTATTTTCAGACATTAATTTCTTAGCTTCGGCTGAACGTTTTTGTCCAACATTAGCTATTCTCAATTTTTGTTTAGTTTCTTCTGTATGATGTTTTCCTTTTATCCAACTACTCTCAGATAACTTTACTTTAGTTTCTTCTGATAAAATTTTTCCAGTATGTGCATTGCTCAATTTTTGTTTAGTTTCTTCTGTATGATGTTTTCCTTTCATATAATTATTTTCAGACATTTTTCTTTTAGATTCGTCGGTGTGCTTTTTCCCGAAGAATGGACTTTTCTCTCCTGGTAAACTTCCACCTATTCCGCCAGGCCACATGTTATAAGTGTCATCTCTTTCAATAAATTCTTCATTTACTATTTCAAGTTCTTTAGCAAATGCTTCTTCTGAAGTATTATATTCAAAAAGAATTTCTCTAATAAAGTTTTCTTTTCCATATTTTTTAATTGCCTTTCTTAATAGCTTCCCGCTTCCTAGATAAGAATCTTTTTCCATATTTTCTGAGGCGTGGTAACCTATATATATTTTGCCGTTTTTTAAATTTGTTGTTTGGTATATGTAGTATTTCATAAATCTCCTAGTTTCTTCCTAAAATTAAAAAAGAAGAGTGTTTATTCTCTTCTTCTATATAGTATTTTATTTTTGGATTAATCTAGGTCTTCTAATTCTTTCTTTTTAGGAGCAGGATCTTCTTTCTTTATAGGAGTATATTTTATTCCAGCTTTTGCAAATTCTTCTTCAATTGCGTCTTCCATTCCTTTAAATTTCTTTGTCAAGTTTTTTGATACTTCTGATAGTTTAGACATAAGTTCTTTATATCCACCCTTTTCAGTTGCTCCGTCAAATGTAAAAATTTCTGGTCCATTCTTTCCATCGACATAGCCTTTCATGTTTCCGAAAGTATATTTAACCAAAAACGCGAATGCTTTGTGTTGATTGAAATACTTGCTATCATCTGACACTTCAATTGTTACGTTAGCTTCTTCTGAAATATTTACGCTAACGTACTTGTTAAAATCTGTTGGAAATTCTTTATGGTTTGCAGAATTTCCACTAGCAACTTCTTTCTTGGCTTCTTTTTCTTCTTTCTTTCTAGCTATTCTATCCGCTAAAGATTCTTCAACTAGATATTGTTTATATTCTTCAAAAGTCATATTATTCCTCTATTAGGGTGGATACTATTTTCTTAATCTCTTCTTTAGAGCTTTCCAATATATCTACATTATATATTTTGGAAAACCATTCTCGTGTACATACATTATCTCTATTATTCAAAGCAGTTAATATCATTCCAATATCTTTTTGCTCTAATATTATATTAAATTTATTAAACCAACTAAACTGTTGTTCTTTTATAGTGTTTTTGTCAATTGAGCCGAAACATCCTTTAGTATAATATTTTTCAAACACTTCCTCGAAAAGATTTTTATTAGAAGCTGTGTTTAAGTTATAGTATTCTTTGAATCTCATTATTTGCCTTTGTAATGTGTAGTGTAAACTGTCTCAGTAAAACCAAAATCAACCACCACTATTTTATTATTTATTTCACCAAGAGATGTGAACTTTTTAAAGTCATTTACGGCAAACCCAAAATTAATAGACATTGATATTAACTCCGACAAAAAAGTATCGTCAGCGTATAATATCTCACTATCTTCATCACTTAATCGTTTACCAGTTTTACTTTGTCTAAATTTATCTAACAACGAGCAATACTGTTCATATGTTAATTTTGATAATTCTTCAAATCTTTTCTTTGTTATCTTTTTAGCTTTTTTTAAAATAACCCAATTATTATCTTTATCATAATCTATAAGTTTAGGAAGTATAGAAGAATACATATCATGAATACCTTTATCCGACTCTACGTTATTTTGGGCGATTCCTTTTTTATTCTTAGCAATTTTTATCACATTATCATTATATTCATAAACTATTCTAGACGAGCCAGCTCCAATCTTTGTTAATTTAGATTTTGCGTACATATTTTGCTTAGAATAATTAGACAATGATTTGAAATAATTAAAATGAAAATCTGTTTCATTTTCCTTAATATAGAATTCTTTAAATGACATATAGTTATTTATTGAGAATGAAATCCTTCCAATATTCAACCTTTCCCATTTCCCAATTTTTTTGAACCAATTCTTCATATTTCGAATTTAATAGTTCTT